CTTGTATATCCGTTCCGTGTAGTATTACAAATAACATCCATAACATTCTAGTTCCATAAGTTTGTTAGTGCATAGTCATTTGCACAACTACAAATATCGTTTATCAATCCCATTGCTATTGCATATAATAATATAAATAACATAAATGCACTTAATAAGTACGTAATATAACGCATTATAGTTGAGATTATATCCATTGTCAACTAAATTTTCTAAATCGTGCTGTCTTTTTCGCAATACCTTTAGGTTGCTTTGTAAACTGTTTACCTGCCTTTTTTCCTTTTCTCTTTGCTCTTGTCGTTGCCGCATATTCTGCAGGTGTGAGTGCTTTTATCGCAGCACTAGGTAAATATCTTTCACCTGTTTTACTAGAAGGCTTTCCAGACTTTGTTCGCCACTTTTGTTTGCTCCATGCTTTTAACGACCTTTGTGATTTTTTAAGTGCCATTATTTAAACTGTTCCTTTATATTTCTAATTACTGCCTTTATATCAAAAGGTTTTTCGTTGGGTCGGTATGGACATTGATACTGTCGAGGACATTCTCCTGCATCATACGGAAGATATTCTCTATACTGTGTATTATTAGCACCTACAAATACACATACTCTTTGTTTATTACCTAGTATCTGACTTGCTAATCGGCACGTTGTCATTTTAGTTGTGTTATCTCTTGCAAATACGACTATTGCAAATAAAATAGCAAAACTTATAATTATTAAGACTATTAGACAGAGACGCTGATTATCCATATCATCCAACCTATCGCACTACATCCTATTAAAGAAGCTATGCCTATGATTGTGTAATCTCTTATCTGTCTCTTCTGTTCTTCTCTTGCGTAGATAGCTTCTTGTCTAGCTTTTCGTATGCGACCTTCTTCTTTAATTAGGTCATCCCATGCAGTCATTCCATAATGTGCTACTAGGAAATTTTTTAATTCTTCTCGTTGTTTTGATAATTTCTTTTTTGCTGAAAAACTTTCTATTGCTACTTGCTCAATAGACCCATTAAACAATTTATCAAACGTCGTTGGGTTATTAGCATTCTTATGTACGTTATCTACGTCACTTACGGCTGTCATCCATCTGCCTAGTTCGGATGACATATCCTCTATTTCTTTGCCTACCATTATAGCCTTTTTAATGGCATTATAGGCTGTGGTTGCACCTGTAACAGCTGCAGAAAGGGTGATGGGGTCTATCATGTTGGGGTATCCTAAAGTTTAATTTAATAACCAGTCAAAAAAACTTTTCCCCTTCTCCTCTGAAGTTACTTTTTCTAACCAGTCAAAAAATGGCTGTGATGGTTCAGGCAATTCTTCGATTGCTACATTTATTGTTTGTAAATCATTTATCTCTTGAATTTCTTCAGGCATGTAGTCATTAGCCACGATAACCCCCACCTGCCTTTTTATATCTTGCAGCTAACAACTGTGCTTTTCTAGCAGACCATTGACCGGGATTACCACCCTTACTTCCTGCCTTTATTTGATTAAATAATCTTTTACGCATAGTTGGTTTTGTGTAGTTACCTGCTTTATTTACAGTGCTACCACCTTTGCTTAGTTTTAATTTTGATAATGCTTTAGCTTGACCTGCATGTGCCTTACTTGCTTTTTGTAATTTACTTGCTACTTTTTTTACTACTTTTTTTGCTTTTGTTTTCATTACAACTCCACCTTTTTTAAATCTAACTATAAATTCTTTTTTACCATCTAAAGTTTGAACAGGTATAGCAGGACCAGAACCTTTTCGTAAATCTGTTTTATACCCATACCCTCGTAATAACCTATGAACTTGACTTGCTGATAATTTACCAGCAGCCCAATAATATAGAGTGTTTTCTAAACGTAATCTATCACTATCCATGATATTTATCTTTTATTTTTTTCATGTGCTTTCTTTAAACTTTCTTTTGCTTTTTTAAATATTGAGACAACTTCTGTTTTGCCCATGACTTTTGCTCTTTGTTCTCCGACGGTGAGGATTTGTATTTTTCTTGCATAAGGTTTATTGACTTTTTTAACCTTTGCAACAGTTGCTCTTGCGTCAGATGGAGTTGCAAATTTGATACTAACCGTGTCTTTAGGGTTTTCATCCGTGTATAAACGTCTGCCACTTCCTTTTGGTTTTTTACCTGTACCAACTTTAGGGTCTCTTTTTTTTCTTCTTTTTGTTATCATTATATAAGTTATCGAAAGTTATATCAGGATTTAAATAGCTTTCGTGTTGTTCTGCCGAGTGTGTCCATTGTGAGGGTGTAAAATCTGGTACACCTTCGCCAGTAGCCCACAACGCAGGACTTGTTGCACGGACTCTATTATTAGGTAGAGCAACAAAATTTCCTGTCCATTTCCCTGCATCTAGCAGATATAACACATGCGACTGTTTATGTTGAGCAGGGTCATCTGCTATGTCGCTATCTGTGTAGTCAACTGTAAATAAGTATTTACCTTTGTAAAATTCTCCACCAACCTTACAAAGCCAAGGACTTGAACTTACTCTATCCATCACGACTACACTGTGATTTCTAGACTCACAATCCCAAGGTTGTACTAAATGGTCTTCCATAGGTTCTGACCATTCATCTAGTGGTATGTCGGCTACAAGTGCTTGGATTGGCATTCTAGCCCACATTGCTCCACCATGTATATTTGTTTCAGGTCCATCTTCGAAATCTGCTTCACAACCTGTAAATACAAGTTGAAAACTCAGAGACCTGTCAGGTATTGTATTAACTGCAAATACCATCGCATGTAAAAACTCTCCGTGATACTGCGAATGGTTTGACGTAAACTCTTTCCGTACCCAACAATGAAAATGGGGTACGTTACTTATGAGATACGGCATTATCTACGTCTTGCAGCTCCACCTCTAGCGTAACCTTTTTTCTTCTTCATAGCACCACCTCGTGCCATTCCCTTCTTCTTCTTCATCATCATAGCACCACCTCGTGCCATTCCTTTTTTCTTTTTCATACCGTGCATTGGCATAACGTATTCTCCTTTACGATGTTTTATATACTTTACGTGCATTCCTCGTTCTTGGGAATGACCTATTTTTAGAAGCAGACACTACTTTCAGAGGGCTGTTTCGATTTAATGCATTACCACCAACATGATGCACATCTTTACCGTCACCTTTACGTACAAAACCTGCTTTCATCATTTTGTACCTAGCTGAAGTTCTATTAGCACGTTTACGTTTTACATGAGGTTGTGAGTCGTATTTACGTTCTTTGGCATAGTTACGAACAAATGCCATTAAACAAGACCACCTTTTCTCATGTAACCCATTCTATTTCTAACTTCCTTTGGAAGATTAGGCAAACCTTTATTGCTAGGTGGAATAGGCTTTAGGTTGTCAGTAACTGACCCACCTGCTGCATACATGTGTTTTTTACCACCTGCCATGCCACCATATGACATTTTATCTTTACCTTTTTTAATTTTACCAACGGCTATCATAATTGCTATTCCTTCCTTTTTCTTTTTAGGTTTTTTGGTATCTCCACCTTTATCCATTTTCATGTATCTCATTCTTGGTTTTATACCATCAACTAATTTAGATTTAGGTGCTATTTTTTTCATCCTTGCTTTAGGTCTACTTTTTATAGCTTCTAATGCTTTATTTTTTTGTTCCTCTGTGATTTTACCATCTGAGAATAGTTTATTAACATCAGACTTATTAGCCATGCCTATCTTTTTTGATGCAGGACCACTCGTAGAAGTTGTAGTAATTCTAATATCACCACTCTCTAAAATATTAAAATTTATTTTAGGTTTTGTCTTTTTTCTTTCAGATTTAGAGAATGGTTTTGCTTCAAATAAATTTTTTCTTTCAGCCATACTACTTCTTCTTCTTTTTCATTTTTTCTTTAAGTCTCTTGCCCATAGATTTTAATGTTTCAGTCTTTACTTTATACTGACCATTTTTATCTTTAGCCATAAACTTATCATAGTTTCTACCCTTACCACCTTTACCATCTGTAAAGCCAATAAGGAAGTCAGTCATTGTAGAACCTGTACGTGAGAAACCTTTAACACCAAACTTACCTGTTAATTGTGATAAGTCAGGTTTTTTTACAGGACTAGTTCTTCTCTTTTTTGTAGCCACAGGAACATTTTTCTTTTTAAGTTTTGGCTTCGGTTTTGGTGCAGCTGGAATTTTAGGCTTTGGTTTAGGGGGTTGTACCTTTTTAGGTTTAGACTTCGGTACAGCAGGAAATGCTTTATCATCTATTATTTTATTTTTTTCTTCACCAACTTTTTTATCTACTTTAGGAAGATTTAAAAGACCTAAAGCAGTCTTAGCTGTAATACCTGCAGGTGATAAAGGACTTCTACGACCACTAGTTCTTCCACCACTACCACCTGTTCTAGTGCCACCTCCACCACCTCTAGGAGGAGTAACATTTTTCATGCCACCACCAACTCTTTTTGGCATGTTAATATTTATTGGTTTAGGTTTTGGTGCTGGTACGTTAGACTTTGGTTTAGACACAGGAGGTTTTACATTACTTTTCTTAGTTGTTGTTGTAAGTTTTCCACCACCACTAGGCTTTTTCTTTGTGGTGAGTGCAATCATATCCTCTTTATTTGCTTTATTGGCTATATTCTTTCTACTGCCACCTCTAACATTTGTAGGTCTTTTTACCCCTTTAGAAAAACTATCTATAAATTTCTTTACACCTGATGCAGTGCTAGACACTACTCTACGCTTACCTGCGTTAGATACTACTTTACCACCATACTTTTTTATAAAAGTTTGTGCTGCTTTCTTGGCAGCAAATCTTATAGCAACTCCTGCTATTGGTCCTACTACAAAAAACATTTTTCTACGCTTACTCCTCTTTTAAATACCCATCTTCTTTCATTATAGACTCTACATGGGCTAATGTGTACCTAATACCTGTCTTCGCTTCGACTGCAGCACGGACATAAAACACAGAACTGTGAGGAATATGTAGGTTATGCAGGGTATTTGTACGAATTGCACGATAGAATGCGTCTATTACATTCTCTGGTGTATATAGTTTTACTGATTTTTTACGCATTGTCAAGAATTATTTTATATTTACAGGATTTTACCCTATATAATACATTTAAATGTTCATTTAACTGTATTTATAGTTTTTTTAATAACATTTATCTGTACATTTAACTGTTATACATAATTATACTCATTTTATAGGCATCTGTCAAACACTTTTTGGCTTTTTTTTGTATTTTTTATATATAAGTGTGACACTTTTATCACACATATTTAACAGTTACACATGTGGTTAACACTTAATTTACATAATCTGTTGCATTCTGTGTATATATATAACGTAGACCCCCTACGTGGCACATGCCCATACCCATTTCGGTCTAACGACGGTCATTCTGCCAAAAAAAAATTTATGTTTTAATTCAAATAGATAAAATAAAAACATAACATTCTAAAACATAGATATAGACTAGAATATTTAAACTTTAAAACTGTTTAAAAATCAGTTGTAATTAATAAATTAAAAAAATGTATTAAAAAATAATATATCTATTTGTTTATTTTGGCATGTATAAAATATGCAACGGCTGCATGGGTCGTATGCATTTAATGCATTAAATATATATTGAATTATTATACAAAAAATATTATATTAAAATCATTAAACAATACTGTTTAATTTTAAAATTTTAACTATAAGGAAATAAAATTATGTTAAAAGTAAAATCAAAAAATAACAAATCAAATATTGTTATATTATCAACTAATGAAATGTTTTTAAGTTCAACTGATAAAATAAGGCTTTCAAGTATGAAATTACAATATGAACACAATAAGCAATATTATTCTAGAAATAGAAATATTGTATTAGATAAATTAAATATTATGTTAAAAGATAATAAACAAGTTATGAAAGAAACTGATTTAAGTAATACTTATATAACTAATAGTAAATCTAAATTTTTTGGTGGTAAGCCTTACAATGCAATAATTGAAACAGCCAAAACATATAGATTTGTATATTCAACTATTAAAAATAATAAAACTATTTTCAAATCAGTTTATATTTGGAAAGACAAAAATGAATTTCACAATCTAGATAAAATTTCAACAAATATAAAACTTAATAAACAATAATATAATTTAAACTTATTAGGCTAGTAATATTAATTTATTGCTAGTCTATTTTTTTTATAAGGATAAATAAAAATGATACCAAAATTACACATATCAAAGGGAAGTTTTAAATTAGATAAAATAGATAATATTTCAACTAATACCAAAACAAATGAATTTTGTATTAAACAACATAAAAATAAAAATAGTATATGTTTTAAATGTTATTCTTTTAAAGGCTTAGATTTTAGAAAAAACATGATACCATTATTACAAAATAATTCTGATTTATTAAGTACTAATATTATTGATATAAATTTCTTACCTACAATTTATAATATATATTTTAGATTTAATTCTCATGGGGAAATAATAAACGAAATACATTTACAAAATTTAATTAATATTGTGAATAAAAATAAACATTGTAATTTTGCTTTGTGGTCGAAACGTAATGACATAATAAAAAAGTATTTTGATAAAAATATAAAGCCTAAAAATTTAATATTAATTTATTCTAATAGTAAATTAAATAAGCCTATGAATAAACCACCAAAATATTTTGATAAAACTTTCAATAATGTAATTAAATTATCATATAAAGATTACTTTAAAAAATATACAATGTTTATTGATAAAAAACATATTGATAATACTTTAAAAAGAAATATTAAAAAACAATATGATATTTATAAAAATGATTTTAATAAAATGAACAATGTTAATTGTTATGAAAAATGCATAGATTGTTTAAAGTGTTATACCAAAAATAATATTACAACAATAATTGAAAAGGCAAAATAATGAAAAAATTAGATTTAAAATTATCAGAATATGAAATTAAACAATTAATTTATGTATTAAATGAAAAAATAATAGTTTTAGATAATACAGAATTTGAA